TCATCAAAAGAAAACTTCTTCTTTGGTGTTGGCTTTTTCTTATTATTATTTTTTGGGACTTCTACCATTTTAAATAAAAAGAGGGGTTAATACCCCTCTTATTTCTTAAATTTTACAATAATGGCAGAAGTCCCAAAAAATAATAATAAGAAAAAGCCAACACCAAAGAAGAAGTTTTCTTTTGATGATTTTAAAAAGAAGAATAATATTGTCGATTTTGAAGAAAAGCCATTAGAATGGTATTCATTTGGTGAAGCATTTAAAAGAGAAACTGGATTAGAGGGAATGCCAAAAGGGTATGTTACTCTATCTAGAGGTTATTCAAATACTGGTAAATCAACAAGTTTATCACTAGGTTGTGTTGCTGTGCAAAAAGCTGGTGATTTACCAATAATCATTGATACTGAAAATAATGTAAGTAAAGAAAGATTAGAAATGATGGGTTTTGATTTTTCATCACCTTACATTTTTATTGATAATGATTTTCTTCTTGAAGAATTTGGTAAAAACTTTGATAAAAACATGAATGCTGCTTCAATTGAAGATTTAGCAGAGTGTGTACATCATTACTTGAATTTGCAAGAACAGGGTGAATTACCAATGAATATTGTTTTCTTTATTGACTCTTTAGGTACGCTTGATTGTAGAAAAACAATCAGAGCTTTAGAAAATGATACCACTAATAATAATATGTGGAATGCTGGTGCATTTGAACAAGTGTTTAAGTCAATTCTTAATACTAGAATTCCTAGTAGTAGAAAAGTAGGTAAAGAATATACTAACTCGATATTTGCTGTTCAAAAAATATGGTTAGATTCCATGCAACCGGGTCAACCAGTTGTAAAGCACAAAGGTGGTGAAGCATTCTGGTATGGTGCTAGATTGATATATCATCATGGTGGTAAATTAACACATGGTGTGAGAACGATATCAGCAGTTAGTAAGAAAAGAGAAGTAGTATATGGTCATGAAACTAAGATAACTGTAGCTAAAAATCAAGTAGGTGGAGTTTCATTAGAAGGTAAATTAATATCAACACCACATGGCTTTATTGGTACAGATAAAGAAGATAAAGATTCATACAAGAAAAGTCATCTTCAATATTTTAGAGATATTCTAGAAAATGAAAATATTACTGCTGATGAAATTTCAATGAAGTATGGTAGTGATGATGAACAAAACACATTAGATATTGATACTTTCAATTCACAATTTGATCAAATATAAAAGAATAAATATTAATGTTTGGTACTAAAACATTACTTGTTGATTCTCAATATTTATTAAAGAGATCGTATAATGGTGCTAAGAATGAATATACTACTAATTTTGGACACATTGGTGGTTTATATTCATTCTTTACAACCATACGTATGCTCTTAAAAGAGTATAGATTTAATAAAATAGTACTGGTATGGGATGGGGAAAATGGTGGAATAAAAAGATACGTAATAGATAAATCATATAAAGCTAATCGTAGTGATAAATCATGGTCTGGTAGAATAGAATTATCAGATAAGGAATATCAAAAAGAACTAGAAAATAAAGAATCAATACTAAAGCAGAAAAAGAGAATACAAGCATATGCTGAAGAACTATTCATAAGACAGATTGAAGTATTTGAAATTGAAGCAGATGACTTAATTTCAGCATATTGTCAACAATACTACGAAAAAGAAGAAATATATATATTTACAAATGATAGGGATTTTCTACAGTTATTAGATTATGATATTAATATCATATTCGGTACGTTAGGGAAGGAAAAATCAGTACTAATAAATAAGAATAACTTTCTACTACATTTTGATTTCTACTATAGAAATGCACTACCTATAAAAATAATATGTGGTGATGCATCAGATAATATACAGGGAATAAAAGGACTAAAAGAAAAAACACTTATCAATCACTTTCCTGATATTAAAGATAAACCAATAACAGTAAAACAAATTTTACTAGAAGCAAATAGAATACAAGAAGAGAGAGTATCATCCAAACCTAAAAAAGATAGGTTAAAAGCATTAGATAATTTATTAATGGGTGTGAATAGGTTAAAGATAAATCATCAGTTAGTTAATTTACATGAACCATTATTAAATGATGAGGCAATCGAGGAACTGGAACAACTTGAAGCACCATTAGATGATACAGATAGAGGTAGTAAGAACTTGATAAAAATGATGAACGAAGATCAATTTTTTTATAAATATGATGGTGATGTGAATAACTATCTTGATCCTTTTTATTCAGTTATAATGAAGGAAAAGGAAAATTTAAAAAAATACTATAATACCTGATTTTATTTTGAAAAACTATTGACAAGTGAGCATGCATATTGTTAGATTTGTGATACACGAATGAAATTTAACAACCCTCAAACACACACACGAATGGTTAATGAGAAAAAGAACACAAATGATTTTTCGTTTGTGTTGTACGATGAAAAAGGAAACAAAATTGTTGAAAGACGATTTAATGGTGATTGTTTTAATCCTACAACTCGTTATTATGTTGACATCAGGTATATGATACCTGAGATCATCAAAAGACTTGAAAGCAAGCTATCGAGTAAACACCTTAACTACAAAGAATCATTTGGAGTTGGGTATGATGAGAATGATGAAAAACAATACAAGGATTATGACTATTTAGGTCACTTTAAGTCAGTATCACCAACACCTAGTTATTTTTCTCGCTTTGTCTCAACCAAAAAGGAAGCTGAATTGAAATTTGGGTTATATATCAACAATAACACGATTGTTGAGCGAAATATTTATATTTCTAATTATAATCCAGCTAGTAGGTATTCAGTGGAATTAATAGAGGCTGTTAGGGGTATATGTGATGACATCTATCTTCATCTAAAAAGACAAGATGTTACCAATATGTGGGATGATTTTGAAATTATCACCACTTATGGTTTGCATATATCCCAAATTCGTGACTTTACATACAAACAAAAACAAGAGTTGTTGAAAAAAAGAAGCAATAGACAATTTGTTTCTAAAATTCGTAGCAAATACAGAAAGAGTAATAACTCTAATCAGCAGCAATCTGCATCATAAGTTTGGTATTTATTATTAATACAGGTAAAACTGTAAACACTAAAATTATATCCAATGGAAAATGAACAAGTAACGTTTAGTGGACATTTGGGTGACTCATTTCAATCAAAGTTAATATGGCAATTATTAACAGATCATGAGTTTTCTGAAAATATCATCGAACACATTAAACCATACTATTTTGATGATCCAACTAAGGCTAAATTTTTCATGGTAATGTTGCAGTATTTTCAAGATCAAGGTAAACCACCTAATTTATTAAATAAAAGTATTGAAACTGCAATAAAGATGTATACATCAGCAAGTAAGAGTGATTATCATATGCATATGAACACTCTTGAATCAATCAATACATATAATGAGGGTGTAATTAATGGGAAATTTCAATTTGATGGTGATGTAGTTAAAAAGAGTGCATTTCTATTCGTTAAACAACAAGAGTATGATAAAGTAGCTGATGAAATAAAATCAGATATTAGAGCAGGTGTTGGTAGAATGGAAGATAGCATAATGAATATTGAGAAAAAATTAAAAATTGTATCCGAAATTGGTGATAATGATAATTACGGTTCGGATGTCTTTGAAGATATGGATGAAGCACTAAAGAAAACATTTAGAGAACCAATACCAACTGGTATTTTAGGATTAGATACCATTACTGGTGGTGGATTAGGTAAAGGAGAGATAGGATTATTACTTGCGCCATCTGGTGTTGGTAAAACAACATTCTTATCTAAAGTAGCAAACAATGCATATGATGTTGGTAAGAATGTTCTTCAAATTATATTTGAAGATTCAGAAAATGAAATTAAAAGAAAACATTATGCAATTTGGTCAGGTATAAAATTATCTGAAATAGATGAAAAAAGAGATGAAGTACATAATAAAGTAGTTGAATATATATCTAATCATAAGAAAGATGGTACTGATAATGTTCTTAGAATCGTAAGGTTAGATGAAGCTACTACAACAATGCATGATATTCGTAACTTTATTATCAGATATCAAAAGAAATTTGGAATTAAGTTTGATATTATTATTCTTGATTATATTGATTGTATTGAACCACACCAAGATAGACAAGATCAAAATAGAGCAGAACTTGCAATTATTAAATCATTCATTTCACTTGCTAATGAATTTGATGTACCATGTTGGTCTGCAGTACAAGCAAATAGAGAAGGGTTTAATAGTGAATTTGTACAACAACATCACACAGGTGGTAGTATTAAGCGTGTTCAAAAGTCTAATTTGTTCATATCAGTTAATAAATCAAATGAACAAAAACAGAATGGTACAGCTAATATATCAGTACTAAAAGCTAGATTTGCAAAAGATGGTCAAGAATATCAAGATTCAATATATGATAATGATACTCTTGAGATTAGATTTTTAGATACTAAAAAACCAAAAGCAAGAAAAAGAAACAACTTAACATTACCAGAACACGATCCAAATGATTTAAATAAACTAGCTGTTGATCCTGTTAACAGTGATATTGATAGTGAACATTTCAATATTGATGATTATTTAAAATAATTTACTATAATGTGTAACCTTTTGGTATTTCTTACGTATTTATAACTCACAAACACAAAAAAAAAATAATAAATTTAATTTTAATGTTTGACATTACGAGATTTTGTATTATGTTTGCAAACTCGTTGAGAAAAAAAGAAAACGTTCTTTAACATATTGATGATATTTGAGGGTGCTTATGCTCTCTTCTACCTACGGGTAGAAAGCCCTTTTGGGAAGATAAACTCAGAAATGAGGATAAAGGTTATTAGGAAACCCATTTGTCCTAGTTGCCGACTCTAGCTAATAGAGTTCAAGTAAGCACTACACCACATCCCCATCTTTCTGTGGAGTGCCTAACGGTCTAAACATATGGATGATATTGGGATCATGCAGTAAGGGTTGCATGGTTGAGTGTGAAAGCACAATAAAGGTGAGTGTAGGGTTGATGTTCATAATCCCCATCAAGGATGAAGAGCAAGCAACCAGTTAGTAATTTAAACCGTAAAGCCGAAATCATAAGGCAGGAAGGTTACATAACTACGGATTGATACACGTATGGAGTCGTGTAGTATTTATCGCTCAAAAGGCGGTAAGCTACTCCCTGACCACGACTTCAGAACTCCGAATGGGTAAACTTTAAAAAGAAGTTTCTTTTATGTAAGAAAAGATAGACTTTTGTATCAACACAAAGCACAAGCGTCAGGGCGTTTCATTCAACAGTCGCACAACTCGTTATTGTAACGGGGCGAGTCGGTAGCCAACCCGAACGTGTGTCATGGATGATTATGCTAGGCATCTGGTTAACTTGCTCTGAAACGGGTAAGGTAGTTATGAAGTGGCAGAAGAGAATGGAACGATACGATTGGTTGACGTAAACAACTTGCGATGATAGGTTAGTGTGGGAAACTGCACTAGACAATGAGAGAACCAATAATGCTCTCAAGACTTATCACAAAAGCTGTAGTTTCAGGCTTTTATTTTTTTTTACTTTTTTTTCTAATATTTCTTGACTTTTTAGAATTTAAAAGTATATATTTGTACAAACGTTCATTTATTAATGATAAAATATGGGGGAGTGGTGAAATATAAACACTACGTTAAATATAACTACACTACTCTCGATGTTGAGGACTTGTTATGTTTTCAGTAAAATGGTAAACACAATTGATCGTAATTCAATAGAATGCTGGTTCGAGTCCAGCCTCCCCCACATATGGGAAAACTGATCGTTATTTCAGTAATAATTAGCTCAGTAGGTAAGAGCACTTGTCTCGAAAACAGGATGTCGCTGGTTCAAATCCAGTATTATTAAACATAAATATAACGAAAGAATTATTCCCTAAACTTATCTGATTCCTGCATTTCCCTGTGTATCAAATTTGCAGGTAGGGTATTATTCTCACAAATGTGTGAGATAGAAGAACTTTTTGTGATTGCAGTAAATTATAGACTAACACTCTTAGCTCCCCATGATAGAGGGAGCAGGTTTATCACGTTACAAACAAATTTCTTCTAATTTTTTTTTGGTTTTTTTAGTTATATAATTAATATACTAAAAGGGTGGGGCATCTAACAGAATAAATCTGTTAATACTTCACCCTTTTTTTTTGTATTAATTTTGTAACCTAAACAAATAAATTACGTATATTGTAAGACATTTAATTTTAAAAACGATGGAAACACTTGTATTGACAGACTCTACAATAGCTCTTTCCTGA